TCAACTTCTTCAGTTTCCTCAACTTCTTCAGTTTCCTCAACTTCTTCAGTCTCTTCAACTTCTTCAGTCTCTTCAACTTCTTCAGTCTCTTCAACTTCTTCCTCTTCAACTACTTCTTTAGCACCATCTTCACCTTCAGCTTCTTCTTCAGATTCACCAGCTTCAGCTTCTTCAGATTTTTCATCTGCAGTTACGTCTTTAGTTTCATCTTCTAATTCTTCAGCAGGTTCGCCAATATCACCTTTAGGATCTACATCACCTTCTTCTGAATTATCACCAACTTCTTCTACATCAGCTTCTTCTTTTTCAGCACCAGGTGCATCAGCTTCGTCATCTTCAGTAACTTCTTCAGTTTCTTCAACTACGCTTTCATTAATAGATGTTGCAATATACTCAGCATACTCAGATACTGATTGTAAATTTTCTTTTAGATAATCAACATAAGCTAAAAGTTTTTCAGCCTTTGCAGTTCCTTCGTTGTTTTGTTCTGCAACGTGATCTGCAAAATCTTTAACTTTTGAAATTGATTCAGCTAAATGCTCAGAGTATTGAATACCTTGATCTAATTTTTCAGCAATGTTCTCAGCATAAGATATACCTTGATCTGCTTTTTCAGCGACGTGTTCCGAATATTGGATAGACTCGTCTAATTTGCCAGCTAAATACTCAACATATTCTGAGAGAGTATTTACGCTTTCAACTATATGGTCGTTATGAGACTTTACATCTTCTAACGTTTCGTCTTCGTTTGTTGCGCCGATAGACTCTTTAATGCTTTTCATTTCGTTAGCTAAGTACTCAGAATACTTATTGAAATCTTCAGCTTTTACAAATTCTGCCATGTTTTTTTCTTTATTATTTGATTCTTTATTGTTTTTAGTAATTTCTTGTTCCATTTCAAGTGCTGCTTGGTTTTCACCATTCATCTCATATATCCACAGTCCTGAATTATCATCGAATCCATAAGATTCATTAACTCTTTTTAATTCAGCATTAGCAAATCCGGGATCTGCTACTAAATCATAAGTGAATAATTGTTTGATTTTTACCTTTCCGTTAGATTCAACGGCTCCGGCTGCTCTTGATGAGATTTGTAAGGGTACTCCAGCATCTACTAGTGCTTTAGCTTGACGTCCTGCGTCAGTATCTAGTAATTTGATTCTACCTCTTACTTCTTTTGTGTCCTTGTCGTAATATAATTCTTCAATAATATGAGACACACTCTTAAGGGAAATATCGAATTGCTGTGGGTGATCTAACTCACCTAAAAGCTTAGAAGACTTAATCTTGTCTTGTAATGCTTCTATCTGAGGAACGTATTCGCTCTCAGTGTAGATTCGGTTATTTTTATTTTTCTGATCTATTTGACCAAAAATACCTTCTAGAATGTAATCTTTATTCTCAGTATTAGTTACTTCTAACTGAGATGAAGACATTTCAACAATTAATAAGTTGTTGTTCTTTGCCATAACTATGGTTTATCTATTTTTATTATATATCTACTTGTATTATGCAATTATCTTAATATCTTTTAGATGTCAATATCTAGGTCGTCTTCTTCAGCCTCACCGCCTTCGGCTTCGCCACTTCCTTCTTCCTCTTCTTCACCGCCTTCTTCCTTTTCTATTTCAGCCTCTTCTGCTGATTTATCAAGGTAGTAAGCCATTAATATATCCATCTCACCTTCAGCAAATGCATCATTTCCATACTCGCTATAGAAATAATCTTTAAATTCATTCTCTGTTTTAGAAGCAGTAATAGCTCCTAAAATTTCGGCTGATTTAATAGTTTTACCAGAATCTAGTTTTAAGTCTTCGACATAAATTTTAGAATCTTCTCCTGCCTTTAATGCAGTTTCAGAAACGAATTCTTCAAATGTTTTAATAATTTTCATATTTTATATATCTCTTTTTCTAAGCTATCTAGGATTTAAGTTAAATAGCCATGCCGTCATCCTCTGGCTCAGGTTCTTCTGCGGAAGATTTTCTATCTTTTGCTTTAAATGCATTATTAGCTCTAATCTCATCATCAGATAATTTTAAGTACTTTCTAACTAAGTATTCTTGATCGAAGTAATATTCTTCTTCCATAGTTTCTTGGTTAGTTGTCATTAAACTATCTCTCATACTTGAAATGAAGTCTAATCTTAACTGCATAATTTCTTGGTCTTTTAATTCAGCAAACATATTCTCTTCATTATACCTTAAGGCTACTTGAGTTTTAAACTGAGGATCGTCAGTAAACTCTGGGTACTTAAGACACATTTGAATGTATAATGGTTTAACTAAGATTTCTTGGAAGACTGATCTTAATCTTTTAATAAACTTACCGAATTTAATTTCGTCTCTAACCATACCATCACCTGCTAGTGCATAGTCACCGCCATCATCTTCATATAAGAATCTATTGTAAGGAATTTTAGAAACCTCTTTAAGTTTATCTTGGAAGTATTTAACTGCTTCAGTATCTGAAAGATCTGGTCCTTCAGAACTAAGAGTTTCAATTTCTGGTGTTTCTCCATCTTTAGAAGGTAACCAGTATTCTTTAGAGAATTGTAACATTGGCTTACCATCAGTTTCTAATGTTCCTGATTCAAAGTCAAAGTCAACTACCTCTTTATAGTTATTCATTAACTGAGCTAACGATTGTTTTGCTCTAGTTTTAGATTTACCACCTACAGGTATAATAAACTTCATTCTGAATGAAGCATTGGTCACTGCCCAGATTACTCTGGTGTGTTCCATAATTCTAAGTAGGTTAAATGATCTAATTAATCTTTCAACATAAGATACTCTTGATGCTGTTGAAAGTGAAGAGTATGCAATATAAATGACTTGAGAATCATATAATACTCTTTCTTTTACTGGATCGTCTTTGTATTGTACCCATACCTTCTTGCCATCATCTTTATTGTAACCAGGCATTAGAGTAATTGGATCGATCTCTTTAAAACCGATAATCTCTTTTTGGTCTGGGGAATAAATTATTTCAAATGATAAGTAACCATCTACTAAGAACTTTCTAAAGAAGTACCATGCTGATTGTTCACCATTAAAACCGAAATAGTGATATATTTGTCTAAAATATTTGTTAAGGTCTTTTTGTACATCATCTGATACATCAAGTCCTACTATATCTGGTTGAGAAAAGAAGTTTTTATCATCATATACAATTGCTTCATCACAAAGAATATCTAGTATATCTTCAACTTCATCATTTAATGAGAACCTTCTAAGTTCATCTCTTTTTCCTGGGTAATCAGTATCAAAGAACGGTACGTTCTTCTTCATGTTTATATCTCCCATGGATAGAGCAGCAAATGCTCCGTAAATATCATCATTGTCTAATCCGAACGGGTTCATCTCTCTGTAACCGAACTGATCTTCCATTGGACCAATTGCTTGAGACTGTCTAAGTACCATATCATCATAACGCATACCAAAAGAACTTAGCGTCTTCAAAGCATTGGAGAGGCTAAATGGTCTTGAGTTAGAACTAAGTGGTCCGTTTCGTTTGTCAGTAAATCCTGCCATAATATATTATTATTTCTGTTTTATATATCTCATTTATTTAGGTGCTTGTTAAAGGCTGCTCTTATCTGCCCAACTGATGAGCCATTAAGCTCTAAAAAGTCACACAGAGCTATCCTTGCCCAGTTTTCGTATGACACTACAACTTGTTGAGATTTACGAGTTGTTGCATACTGTCTAATTGCAAAATCAAAGCCATATCTCTTTAGGAATGATTTAGCTCCTTGATATGATAATGATAATGGTCCTTGTGCTCTAGCGTTTTCCATTTTAGCACCTCTGTTCTGTCCTTGGATATAGCCTTTATATTGCTCATAGACAAAATCTAAGAGGTCTTGCTTTACAGGGACTGGTAACATATTAAGATTGATACCCATGTCATTACCTGTGTCTGAGCGGTTCAGTGCCAATACTACTGGATTACTATCCCACCATTCTGCGACAATTGGGTTTTCATATCTAAACACATATATCTTGCCTTGTTGAAATGGACCTGCTGATCTAGCTACTGCTTTTTCTCTAACAGCTTTTTTAGAAGTATTAAACCAATCTTCTGCTGCACTAGCTGCTTTTGCCATTCCTCCAGCGTCTTTACTTAATTGTGATATGTTTTTCTTTACCTCTCCCATTATTTAAGTGTCTTTTCAGTTAAGACTATAAATCGCCAACCTCGGTTTTCACACCAAGCGTTTGCATAAGCATATTTATCACGATTTTTAATATAGGCTTCAGCTAGAAATTTATAGGAGTTAAGTGCTTTCTTGGATTTAGTCTTAGGTGGTAATGGCTTCTTAATCTGTGCCTCTGGTTTAATTTCAACCAACCATTCTACTGGTGGTTCGTCATTTTCACCTATAGTTTTCATATAAAAGTCTGGATAGTATTTATGTTCTTTACCATCTTTGCTCCACTTGTACTTAATTACTACAGGCTCGCTTGACCACTTCAATACACTTTCTTTATTATCACACATAATACAGAACTTTCTTTCCCATGAGGAACGATAAATGATCGGTGTTGGACCGATATACTTATCTGGATTTAATGGGTTGTAATACCCTTGTACAAATCCTGAGTTGCCAGTAGGTTTTAAGTTCTTTATTGACATTAAATATTAAACATTCCGGATTCGCCATCACCATTTTTAGTATTGATACGATCCATTGACATTGTATTTTTATATTTAGTAGGGTGAATTTTATTCCAACCTTTAGCATAACCTCTCTTTGCAATCTCTGTAAAGTATGCAAATGCGTTAGTATATTTAGGATTAAAATTCCTCCAATACTTTAGAAGATCTAATATTGCAAATTGCATACAATCATTCTTATCGTCTTCATTCAAATAAACTAGTTTTCTAATTGCTCTTTCTGCAATTAGTATCAGCATCTTCTCTGCGTCCTTTGTTAATTTATCATCTTCTAAAGATAATACAATCTGATTGTATAAATCTTTGTTATTTAAGTAATTCTTTTTTCTTGGCACAATATTAGTTTAATTAGATTACTAGTTATATGAAAAAAAGCCCATTTGTTTCGAATGGGCTTTTCTGTTAGATCGGGATGTCTTATTGAGTTGTAGCTTCTTAGCTAGCAACTTCAATTTTATACTTTTCTATTCTGTATGGTTTGCTTTCAACAAATACAGTTAGAATATCATTCTTTCCAGCTTGTGTGTATTCTACAGCATCTACTTTAATTGAAGAAGCTTCTTCAAGTCCTTCAACTTCTGTTTTTAATGTAGCATCAATATAACCATCTTCGATAGTTAATACATCTTCTTCTAGGGCTTCTATTACTTGAGTTACTTTAGTAATTTCAGATCCTATTAATTTATCAGCAGCTTTAATGTCCGGAAGGTTTCTATCAGCTTCTGCTAATCTACCTTTTTGGTCATATAAGAACGATAACATTTCTTTGTAAAGTGCTTTAGTTTCTGCTTTCTTAGATTCTAATATTGCATTAGACTCTAAAAGATCTTCGAACTGCTCAGTAATATCTGCTCCAGTTTGTTCTTTTACATATTCTATTGCTGCATTACTTAGCATTTTTTCAAAGTTAGCTAATTTAGTAGATTCATTTGCTCTAAATACAAATGCATTTTTTTCAGCTCTCATTGTTACAACAGTAATATCATCCTTTTTAGCTTCTGTAATAAAATCTAATATTTTATATGAGTTATAGTTTTCACATGCTAATTGAAATGCTTCAATTAATTTTTTATCTGCATATTTAATATATGCTGATGCAAAAAATACTTCAGATAGTCTATCTTCAGAACCAATTGGCATTTCGATATTACCTGCTTTATATATGTTTTCGTTTACGTCGTATGAGAATCTTACTGTTAAGCTACTAGCTTTCGCTTCGTTTATTGCAGCTTTAGTAGTTTTAATTTCATTATTAGCTTCTGTTAAAGCTCCGGATTTTTCACCTGTGCCGTAAGAAGTTCTAAGTTCTTTTGCAGTCTTTTCTAAGAATGATAACTTTTCAGTTAGAGCTAAATAGTTATCAAAGTTTTCTACTGAACCTTCTTGTATTTTAGTTACTGGTGATTTAGCATTGTAATCATAGTAAAAAGAAATACCTGCTTCGTTAATATCGAATATTTTCCCTGCTGCTACTAAAGTTCTAAATGTCTCGTTAGTTTCAGCTACAGTTTCGATATGACTTCCTGTGATTTTGAAATCTCCACCTGCGGCATGGAAAATATATCCTTGCCCTTCTTCTAAGATAGGTGACTTAATTCCTTTGTTAAATGTATTTGTCATTTTGAAATTTTTATGTTTTCTTATTGTATATATCTATTAAATTATTAGTCTATTTTGTCTCCGAACGGTGTCTGCTTCGCCTTAGTCTCATAATTGTCTCCCATTAGCGCACTATTTGGATTACCCATGCCCGGTGTAGTTAGATTACTATTACCAATTGCAAACATTCTATTAGATTGTTTTCTACGTCTAGAATGTCGTTTAATTTGAGACTCTGTTGTCAATTGTTTACCTAATGTTTCTGAAATAACTGGGTCAGTTACATCTACCCCAACTTCAGTTTTAATCCACATTTCTCCATTAGCTTCCCATTTAGCCGGCTCATAAGTATCATAATATACTTGTGGGTGTATTGTAGGATCTAAGAATCCATTAGGATCTATATAGTCTCCAACAACAGCATTAGCATAACTAGTTCTAGTGAATTTTCTATAAACATCTTCTTCAAAATCAAATGATGGTATAAATGAATTAATTTCTAATGAAAAACTAACTTTATGATTTTGTTTATCATCAAATGAATATTCAACAGGTCTTTCTTGTTCATAATCATCTGGCATCATATACTCAGATGTAATTCTATAAGTACCCTCTTCTAAATGACCAGCATCTACATGATAGAAATTAGCTTTGTACATTTTTTTTACAATAGCCTCTGTAACTTTAAATAGATCTAATTGGCTTGATACTAAAATTTCAACATCAACTCCAATAATACATGGAATCATTTCAAATTCAGCAACATAGCCTTCCATTAGGCCATCTTCATTCATCATCATATAATGACCCATATTTCTTTTATTAACTAGCTTTGATGGATCTACTGCAAACGATGATAAGTTTACAATACCTCTTGGTACCTTATCATAATTACCATCTGCGAACTCTCCATTAGGATCGCAAGATTCTCCATTAACACTAGAAAATAAGAAGCTATCTTTCATAAAGTTTTCATCTCCAGATACTGCATAAAAGAAAGGTACGTCTATTTCTACTCTTTCATCATTACTAATCTGTCTATAAAAACTTAGCTTACTATTAAGGTCTGCTAATAAACCAACAACGACATGTCTAATAACTGAGTCGTCTTTATTAAATTTTAAATTATATGTAGCCATAAGTTATATATCATCTTTTCTAACTAAACAAAAATGGCCAATATTTCTATTGGCCATTTTTAGTTAATTAAATTTAATTGTATTACCCTTCGCAGATTCCTAATACTACTGGATCTGTGAATGTCCATTTTAATAATGCGGCATTCCATGCTGCTTCATCAG